CAGATCACCAGTCCGGGCAAAGGGCGCAGTCCCTTCTGTTTGGCAAAAAGGAGTAATTGCCAGTGACTGCGCCACGTTTATACATTCTCAAGCGCCCATAATGCAGCCAATCTATCCTTTGGCTTTGCTGTTGGGCTTTCCGCAATCTTGCGCCATTCTTCCACCTGTCTGGCGTGGGCAGCATTAAACGCCCTGCGCTTTTCCGCCAGTGGTGCGCCTGATTGATCGTACCATGTGTGGCACGGCTCACAACCCCATACGCTCATGTAGTCATGTCGTTTTACCCCTTTGCCTTTGCCTTCGTTCTGGTGCGCGGCTACGGTTGTTTGGCCGTAGTCTAGCTGGCAGCGCTCTACGCACATCAGCAAGCAAGGTTTGCCCTTTGCCATCGCCAATAGGTGCGGGTTTTCTTTGCGGGGGCTTTTTGGGTAGGCGGTCATCGTGCAGCCTTGTCCTGATTTCGGTTAGATGCCTCTTGCGTTCGCCAAATCTCAGGCACGATCTGCGCGGCTATCAGCTTCCATTTAAGCGTTTCCTCGACCTCTACGGCGGTTTTTAGCCCTTCCAGTAGCGCAATGTAGTCAGGATGGGCATATGCGTCCATTTCCTTAGCTGCTGCGCTTTTCTCGGGGCTGTCTTTCATCAGCAGCGATTTTTTTGATTTACGAAATTCTTCCAAATATATGCGCTCTGCCTTTGCCTTTGCAAACTTTGATGCATTGGCAATAATGAAGCTGACCGCCTCGTTTGGGTCGCGGGTTTGGCTCATGGCTTGAATTCAAGCACTGCTGCGATAGCAGCATTCGCTATCTCGTAGCTGGTGTTTGCTGTCCAATGGCTTGGCATCATTCCGCCCATGTCTTCCCGAAACTTAGCAATAAGCGCCTGTTGTTTTTTGGTGTATGGCAAATTACCGCTAGGCCGCATTTTGCTGGCTTCGTGGATCGCGTCACACATCGCATTCTTTGCAATCATCATGGCTGCGACTGCTGGGGCTGTGGCTGGCATTACGTCATATTCATAGCGCCGTCCTCCGTCTTTGTATGCGTAGGTTAGCCTGAACGTCCCAGCTTTCATTTGGTCTGCGTTATGGTCTTCATACCAACGCGCAGCCACTGGTACGTATTTACGACCCACTTTCTTGTAAAGCGTTTCGGTTTTCATGCCAACACCTGTTTAGTCTCTGTGCATGCTTCGATGGCGTTATTTGCAATCAACCTTGCGTCGTCTATTTCTTCATAGTCGCCGCCCCATTCTTGATTTTGAATGGCAGAAATGTTTCGCATTCGCTTTAGCAGCATATCCCGCTCATCCTGCAACTGCTGCACCATAGCTTTTAGGCTCTCTAGTGCGCTTTCTTCGATTTCGATTTTCATGTTATTTCTCCTTTGAAAACTAAATTATCTCGCTCTGGCGGTGTATTTCTATAGGGGTTTACCCTAGGTTTTTAGCAAATTCAGCGCCCGCAGTGCGGCCTCCACACTGTCCACCATCGCCACAGGTAGCCCTTGCGCTTCCTCTGCCTGCTTGGCGTTTAGGCCCTTTCGCCCATATCCTGTATTTGGATTCTTGATTTCCATGTAGCAGGTTTTGCCATTGTTTGCCCACACTTGCAGGTCATAGGGCTGGTGTACTACCTTTACCCGTGCTCCGGCTGCTCGTAGGGCAGTAACAATCTCGGATTGGTTGGCATCAGTTCTGCGGGCGTATCTTGTCATCCAATCCCCCATTCTTCTGCCGTTCTAGATTCAATTTCTGCATATGCGCTTTTAACTCTGCCGCAATGCCAGTGAATAGACCGCTCTGGTCTGCGTCCATCTTTTCCGCCTTGTCCAGCGCATAGTCCCGCCATGCTTTGCTGCGTACCATTGCAATTAGGCGGTCTAGTTCTTTTTGTCTGTGGTTCATGGTTCATGGGATGTGTATCCAAGTCTCAAATTGCACTACCTTCTCGATTGCACGAACGCTTACGTTATGCTGCTTGGCCAGCGCCTTGTTGCTCAGGTTCTCGCTGATGTGTTTTAGTAAGTTCTCACGTTGTCGTGCCGCGCTTCGGATTGCAACAACGTCCATTTCTAGTAGTTTGGTTTGCGGCAGTTCCTGGCCCCGTAGGGCCATAGAACGGGCGCGGCTTAGGTATTCTCCGCGCTCTAACCGCTTTTCAGTCCTCGATTGTTTCATCGTACATGCTTTCAGATTCTGCAATCAGCGACTGCTGGACAAACCCGCCATCACTATCAAACCGCTTTGACGCCAGTTCAAGGTTGATTTTTGCCTGCTTGAAGTAGCTGTCTTTCAGTTCAATTCCAATAGCTTTGCGGCCCATAGAAACAGGGCTATAGACCTCGGAGCCTACGCCCATGAATGGCGTCAAAACCACTTCGCCTTCGTTGCTGTACAGGTCAATAATCCGGTCGATCACATCGAGTTGCAAAGGGTGAACGTGCTTTTCGTCATCCTCTTCTCGGCTGTCTCGGAATGGCAGCACGTTATCAATACGGATGTCATCCCACACGCTAGAGGCGTAACGCTGCCAAATGTAATGCGATAGCTTATTGCTCTTTGGATCTTTGTGATCAATGTAGCTGTTTTTCAAATGCTCCCACAATTCGGACTCATTGAACTTTGATTCGTTGGCATTGTTGAATGCCTGCAAGATGTTTGGCAAGATTGGGGTCGCTCCTGCGTATCGTTTGAATCCATTGGGGTGCGTCACTGGTACCGCGTTTTCACCGTTCTTTGTAAGAATCAGGACATAGTCAGGCATCGCCGTAAAACACTGTGTAGAGTCCTCGACAATCAGCTTGTGCATCAGGCTTTTAACCATTGTCCGCATACGCACCTTCAATGGCTCTTTCCAAATCGTGATGCGATTGCGATACTGAAAACCATACTTTTCATGGATACGGATGATTTCGTGCGGAAAGTCCCAAAGGCGGCATGAGTTGTCAAAGACGTCTGTGCAATGCACGGCGGTTATACGTCCAGGCTTTGTTACCCGCGCAATCTGAGCAACCAAAAAATCGTATTGCTCTAGGAATTGCTCTTTGCTTTCACAGTTGGAAAAGTCGCGTTCGCTAGAACTGTAGTTATAAAGCCCTGCGAAAGGTGGAGAGTACACCGACAAATCAATTGAGTTATCAGGCAATGTTGGCAAAACTTCCATACAGTCCGAGTTATAGATTGCATATTCTGGCGTGATGATCTGGTCTTTTGTGTTCATTAGATAAACTCCGGTAGCTGAACTGTCTTGTTGAATTCTTTGGTTTTGAATGTAAAGTCTCGATTTGCAGCGGCAACAAGGTTGCCATAAAGCTCGATGGCTTTTTGTGTTTTTTGCTCCAATGCCTCAATTACGCGCTCTTGCCCTTCGCTGATAACCATGTCGCAAACTACTTCGGACTTCTGGCCAAACCGCCAAAATCTGCGGATGGCTTGGTAATACTGCTCATAGCTCCATGTTGGGAAAAACACCGTATGGTTGCAGTGCTGCCAGTTCAGGCCCATGCTGGTCATCTTTGCTTTGGTAATCAGTCGCTTGATTTCTCCTCGTGCAAATGAGACAAGAATTTCCTCTTTCTTGTCGATAGACATGCCACCAATGATTTCCACAGCGTCCCGGTCAAGCGTCGAAAGTAGCTCGCTTTCTTCATTCAAGTTGCACCAGTAAACAGAGGTTTTACCTTCTGCCAATCCTGCAGCGCGTTCGCAACGCTCTTTGACTGTCAGCTTCTGTTCTTCGCGCACCTCCGTGATGGTCTTTGCTGGCATGGCAAACAATGAGTCCTGACCATCAATGCACAATGTAGACTCATTTTGAACGATGTGCTTTTTCACATGCAATGAAGGAAGATCGTAGCCAGCATCCGAAAAACCTAGGTCTGATGGCTTTTTAACCATAACCGACCATTGGTTTACCCACGCAAAAAAGTCCCGCTCTGCATGTGGCTTTAGGTAGAACTTTTCGCCAATGTTGCGATTGTTGCTGTCTGCTGTGCCTTGGTTGCTTTTGAAGAACTTCGTCAGCATGTCCATATAACCCATGTACCCCAAGGCCTCAGAACTGTTACCAAGCTCGATAAAGTCGTTCGGGCTAGGTGTTGCAGTGGCTAGAAAACGATACGGCACTCTCTTGATAAAGGCCACAATTGCGTCCCGTGTCTTTCCAGCGAAGTTCTTAAGAATCGAGGATTCATCCAACATCACGCATACAAAATCGTCAGGATTCAACAGGTGCAACCGTTCATAGTTGCAAACTGTGATTTTCTTTGTAAGCGTTCCGTCCTTGCTGTGCGCAATATCGTCTACGCCGATACGTGTAGCTTCGTCAATGAACTGAAACGCCACAGCCAAAGGCGTGAGAATCAGAACGCGCTTATTTGTGTACCGGATGATGTTTTCAGCAATCGCTACCTGCATTAGTGTTTTGCCTAGCCCGGTATCTGCAAATTTACCGATACGACCCTTGCGCATTGCCTTTGTAATGATGTGCTGTTGAAAGTCAAAAGCACTATCAGGCATCCAAACAGGCTCAAACCCAAAGTTTCCTAGCGTATGCCGCTTGCTGTTTATGAATTCTGAATACTCCATATCACTCCTTTAAAACTTCATTTTGTTTTACTCTGCCGCTCTGGTGAATAGGTGTTTACCCTTGGTTTTGTGCGGCTGCGCGAATGCAGCCCATGTGCTCGCGGTGATACGTCATATATCCGCAGCATTCGCAGCGTGTGTCATTCAGGCTGTGCTCTGGCTCCGCTTGCTTGGGTGCTGCTAACTCAAGGCTAACGTATTTGTGCATGAATCGCGCCAATTCGTCGGAATCTTCAACTGGCAAATGGCACCAAAAAGTAAGCGAAGAAAGCAAGCCTCTGGCGTGAAAATCTCGCATTTCCTCAGTCATCTCCCGACGCTTTCGTTTTACCGGCTCTTGCGCTTGCTGTGCTTGCTTTATGGCGGTGATGGCTGCGTCTACCTTTAAATCGTCAAAGTAATACCCCGAATCTGCACCTACTGCAGAATCATCAATGGAGCAACTTTCCAGCGCCTCCAGCGCCAGTGCTAGGGCTTCGTCTTTGGTCATAGTGTTTCCTTTAGTTTGCGGATGGCTTCTACGCACTGACGCGCATCGGCTGGCCTGTAATAAGCATTGCCTCCTCCATCAATGGCAATCTCAAGGCGTTTGCATTCATTGATTGCTTCCTCCAGCAAGTCGCGCCCGTACTGCTTCATTTGTTCTGCGGTGTAGTAGTCTTTTCCGTGCTCGGTATCATCGCGCTGGATTGGCTCAGGCATCTTCATGCTGGCCTCCCTTGCTTTGCACAATTTCTTCTTGGGTTGCTTTGCGCTCAAACTCGCAATGAACGCAGCCCATTCTGGAATATTCTTCCGGCCAGCTTTTTCTGAATTTCAATTGATGCTCTGCGCCGTTTAAGCAGTCGGCTTTTTGGGACTCGTAGTACAGAATGATGGTTGTCTCAAACACAAAAGTTCTTTCACATTCGCTGCATGTGTGTTCGTGCTTAACGCCTTCGCTATAGCCGTGTCCATCATCGTGACAAACGTCCTGGTCAGCTTGGCAATAGGGGCACTGCATATCGCTCATTGCTGGCCTCCCTTGGCTGCGTCGATGGCGGCGTCTGCCACTCGGTCAAGTTCCTCACCTTTAAGCACCATGTCGCCAGTGCGCTGAAACGTCATTGCGTAAACATCACCCCATTGGTCGCTGTAAGGTGGATTGCGAATGCACCGATACCGCCCCGCGTCAGCTTCCAGAGTCGCCAGCTTTGCAGCAAGGGCGTCACGCTCGGCGTTTTTCTTGCTGATTATTTCGTTGTTGACGCGAATGGAATCTAAGTTGCGCTCTCGCTCAGCCTTCAGCCGCTCGTTCTCTGCTTGCAGCGATTCAATGGCGTCGGCGGCTTCAGTGTCACGACACTCCCAATTTGCATGATTTCGCAGTCGTTCAATCAGTTCTTTGGTCATTCTTCATACTCCTCTAGGTTGTCAAACAAATCCCGCGTTTCCGGGCCTTCTTCCTTGCGCTTGCGCTTCAATATCACCACGCTGCCCTTTCGTTTTGGCTCCAATAGATTAGCCTTACGGGCGCACTTCGGGCCAACTGCCATGCTTCCAATCATTGCAGCGGGTTCTGTCAGTCGTCCACATAGGCAGCAGATTAGGCGCATGGGTTTTTTGCATTCATTGAGTAATGCTTTCCATGTTCATATTTTCCGCACTTGATGACCATTGGAATTCCTTTTTGCGTGTTTCGTCCGTGCTTACCAAATCCCTTAGCATTTTCAGGCCGCACAAAACAAACAAATCTAGCTCCTCCAACATAGTTAGGCCACAACTCACAATTGACGCATGATGAACAAAGGCTTTCCATGGGTTTATTCTCGTTCTTTGCTGGCTATTTGCTATTGGGGTTTACCCTACATTGACTGAACGTGCGGATAGTTCGGGAAAAATTGCGCACTGTCGCCAGCGTTTGACACAAATTGCCCAGCGTCATGGTGCCGCCATAGCGCGATCATTGGCTCACCGTCTGCACTTCCCTCGTAGTTCCGTTGCTTTCTGCATAGCAGATAGGTGTCTGGCTCGGTCTGCTTTGTGGACATGTTGCCCTTTGCCCTGTAATCATCCTCCTTTGGCTTGTTTCGCCAGACCATGAATAGGTTGTCCACTTGGTCAGTGATTGACCCGCTGCCCTTGGTGTCGTGCTTATCTGGCATTTCCGATT